AGAAACATCATTGAACCTTATTAAAGAATTAAGAAATTACAAATACATTGAAGACAAAAATGGACAATTGACAAATAAACCAATTGATGCCTTCAACCATTGTTGTGATGCTTTGCGTTACAGTATTGTCAATAAATTATCCAGACCAAATGCAGGGAAGTATTACATCAGATGATTTGTTTTATTAACAATTGTTTATTATATTGCATTATATTAATTTTTAAAAAACAATTTTAATGGCACATTTAAGAACACAAAAGGATGATTTGCAGGATGAAATCAAAACCTTGACAAAAGATCTTCACCTTGCATTTTTATGCAAAGACACAACAAAGCAAAAAGAAATTTATAACAAACTTTCAATTGCAGAATCAACACTTTTTAATATCAGATAATCATGACAACAAAAAAAACAACAGTAAAAAAGACAACACAAAAAGGAATGAACATTTATGAAAAACTGTTTCATTTACAACAGGAAATTGGTTCAATAAGTAAGGATGCAAAAAATCCTTTTTATAAATCCAAATATTTTGACATTAATTCTTTAATTGGTCAATTGAAACCACTTCTTGCAAAACATCAACTTTTATTGATGCAACCAATAAATGACAACAAAGTTTATTCAGTCATTCATGATTTGGATGGTTCAAGTGTGACATCTTCAATGGAACTTCCTGTTGGTTTGGATGCACAAAAAATGGGAAGTGCAGTGACATATTTCAGAAGATACACATTACAATCATTGTTGGGATTACAGGCAGTGGATGATGATGGAAATCTTGCATCAACAACAAGACCACAGAAACCTGCATTGACAAAATCAAATCCAAAGTTTCAAGGCATTCTTGAATGGGTTCAAAAAGGTGGAAGGGTTGATAAACTTCTGGACAGATATACAATTGAACCAGAATTGTTTGCAAGTTTGAAAAAGATGGAAGAAAATAAAATTAATCAAATAAAAACAAGCAATGCCAATTTATAATGAAATATTTGAAGCATACAGGATTGAACAGAAAGAAATTCAAAATGCAGTTTCACTTTTAAAAGAAAAGGGGTTTGTGGTTTTTAAATCAAAAAAAGCAAAAAATGGGAACAAAAAAAAATGATGAACATTCTGTGACATATATTGGGGAAACATTTTCCCTGCACCAAAGTGATGGTGAATTGTATGTTGATTTTGAAAAGGAAGGAAAACCACACACATTGATTTTTGACATCACAAATTTGTTTAGGGATTTACCACATTGGATTTCTTTAATTAAAAAAGGAAATGATGAACAACAAAATTGGACTAATGAACAAATAAAAAAAGAAGCAAATGGAGTGGTATGATTTTTTAAATCCACATGAACAACCAGAACATGAATGTGGTGTGTGTGGTAAACCTATGCATGAAGACAAGGGTGTTTGCTCAAATGCATGTTTTGAAGCAGATATGCGTTGATTTAAGACACTTTTAATTAAACAGGGATGACAGAAATGTTGTCCCTTTTTTTATGCCTTATTTTGAATTGTAATGTTTTTATCGTTATATTAATATAAAGACAAAACAAATGGAAATAAATATCATAGTCCCTTCACAATTATGTGACATCAAACTTCATCAATACAAAAAATATGTCAAACTTTTAGAAACAGTTGAAGAAGGTGAAAACAGGGATTCTTTTGTGTCATTAAAAATGTTGGAAATATTTTGCAATGTGCCATATCAAACTGCAATCAAATTTAAAATGCAGGATGTAAATAAAATCATTGCAAAGATTCTTGAATTATTATCAACCAAAAATGAACTTGTAAAAAGATTCAGAATGGGGGACACAGAATTTGGATTTATCCCAAAACTTGATGATATGACTTTTGGGGAATATATTGATCTTGACAATTATCTTGGAAAATGGGATAATATTGAAAAAGCAATGGCAGTTCTTTACAGACCAATCACAAAGTCAACCAAAGATCTATATGACATTGCAGATTATCAAGGGGACACATATCATGATATTATGAATGAAATGCCAATGGATGCAGTTTTAAGTTCCATTGTTTTTTTTTATCGTTTAGGGATAGAATTGTCACAAACTATGATGAATTATTTACAGGACAACAAGGAACTTCAACAGGAATTGAAGCAGGGTTTGGAAAAAAATGGGGATGGTATGCATCAGTTTACCGACTCGCTCAATCAGATGTTGCAAGAATTAAAGATATCACAGGAATGAATGTCCACACCTGTCTTCTGGCATTGTGTTATGAAAAAGACAAATCAGATGTTGAAGCGCAGATTACAAGAAACAATTATAATAAAAACAAAATAAGAAAATAAATGTCAAACAAAGGTTCAGAAGCATTTTACAGGGTTACAGAAAAAATAAAAGATTTTCTTCTGAATTCTCCAGATGTCAAAACTGTCACATATGGTGACATCACACAGGTTGATTTAAACAAACAAGACATGTTTCCATTGTCACATATAATTGTGAACAATGCAACATTAAATGCAGGGGTGATTCAATTCAACATTACAGTCATGTCAATGGACTTGGTGTGGCAATCCAAAACAAATCCATCAGACACATCTTTTGACATTATGTTTTATAAACTTGACAATGAACAGGATGTATTAAACACACAATTGAAGGTGGTCAATTTGTTAAATCAATCAATGTTGCGTAAAACATTAAGGGGGGACAATTTTGAATTGGTTGGGGATTCTGGAAACTGTGAACCATTTCATGAAAGATTTGAAAATGAACTTGCAGGATGGGCGTACACTTTTGATGTATTTGTTGAAAATAATATTGACACATGCCAAAATTAATTGATTTATTACAGAACACAGAAAACGCAGTTTCATTGATTAGGGACTTAATAATCAAAGAAGCAAAACAAAACCTTGCAAGGGGTGGAAGAAAAGGTTCATACAATGCAAGTGGAAAATTAACAGATTCAATTAAACCTGTCCAAACAACTGAAAAGGGTGGTGTGGTTGAAAGTGGAATTGACATGTTGTTGTATGGTGAATTTATTGACAAAGGTGTCAAGGGTGTTGAAAGTGGAAAAAGTTTGGCAAATTACAAATATACATCCAAAGGTGGTAAACAAGGATTAAAAGGAATGCCACCACCAAAGGCATTTGACAAATGGTCAATCAGAAGAAAAATTGCACCCAGAGATGACAAAGGGCGATTTCTTCCAAGAAAATCAGTCAATTTTGGTTTGGCAGTTAGTGTATTTAAATATGGTATTGCACCAACTATGTTTTTAACAAAACCATTTAAGAAATACACAAAGAATATTGCAACAGAAGTTGGGGAAGCATTTGGGGAAGACACAATGAAATATATTAATATGATTTTAAAAGACAAAAAATGAGTACACAAGTAAACCTTTCAAGGTCACCTTATTATGTAAAAATTGTTCCAGATGCAACAGGAACTGTTAATTCAAGCACAACACAAGTGTGGATTTACACAGGAACACAAACACCACTTCCTGCACAACCAACATACACATTAGTTAAAAAACCAATTGGAACATCAAATGTCATTGTTTTGGAATTTGCACAATTGGTCAATGATTATATCAAAACATCATATGATGGAACATATTCCACAAACACATATTGGTTGTATTGGTCAACAAACTTTTTTGACAGTTCTGGGGTTCAAATTGGTTCAACAATTAATGCAGATGATTATTATCCATTTTCAAAAGGATATGGGTTTTTTAATGAAGGAATTAATCCATACATGTCAAGTGACACAGTGATCACAAATCCAAATTCAGCACAAATTCCTTCTGGATATGCAAGTGACAATTATTTTATAAATGTGCCACAAAGTGAACCAATACAAATCCCAAGTGTTGTCACAATTCTTGATTCAATAGAAGTCAAATATTACACAGGAAGTTATGAAGAAGCACTTGCAGGACAAAAATTGATGAAGACAGAAACATTGTCAAATGCAAATGGTGATTCAGATAAATTTATTCAATATTCAACCAATGCAAATCCAACTGCAAACATTCCACAAAGTGAATCACAGTGGGACAATCTTATTGGAATTTGGGATGCAGAAATTGAAAACAACACAGACAGTCCAACAAGAAGTGTTTTTTGGTGTCCATATAATGAAAACCCAACAACATGGATTTCAGTTGCAAAAGTGGGACAATCTTCTTTTTCTACACAATGGATAAAAGTCAATTATTTAAGAAAAGACAAATTTGAACCATACAAGGTGACATTTATCAATCGTTATGGTGCATTGGAAAACTTTTGGATGATGGGAAGCAAAAAGGAAGTTTTAAGTGTCACAGGGGACACATTTATGCGAAACTTGATAAACATACCAACATCAGAACTTGCATCAGACACTGTGAATTATAATACTGATGCACATCAATTTGTGACATTTGGTGAACAAGGCAAAACAGAAATAAAATTGACAACAGGATGGATTGAAGAAGAAAACAATGAAGTCCTTAAACAACTGTTTTTAAGTCAAAAAATTTGGTTGACAGATTATCAGACAAATGAGCAGAGAATAAACACTGCACCTTTCATCATTGAACCTGTAATTCTTAAAAGTAAAAATTTAAATTATAAAACACACTTGCAAGAAAAAGTCATTAATTATGAAGTCAATTTTCAATATGCATATGCAGAAATTAATCAAGTTTATTAAATGGCACAAAAGGTTATATTATATATACAAAGCGACCCCAATGATGTAAATTCATTTGTTAAGGTTGATTTATACAAAGATGAAAAAGTTTCTTTGACAATGACATTGCAGGACATAAGGGACATTGAAAAAGTAAGAACAGATTTTTCACAACCTTTCACAGTTCCTGCATCAGACCAAAACAATCTTTTGTTTCAACATTGGTATAATGCAGACATTGTTGGATTCAATTCAAATTTTAGAACACCTGCAATATTAGAATTAAATTATTTACCATTCAGAAATGGATTCATTAAACTGAATTCAGTTAAAATGAAAGACAATAAACCACAATTTTATAACATTACATTTTTAGGGGAAACAGTTGATTTGAAAAATGTTATTTCAGAAGACCAACTTTCACAATTAACTTTTTTAAACAGTCAAGGTTTAATTTTTGCAAACAATAATAGTTCTGCAAGGCAGGGATTAAATCAAGGATTAACAAAAACAGATGCAGATGGAACAGTTTGGTCAAAAGCATATGTTTATCCATTAATATCACATTCAGTTGCATTTAATCACACAAGCAATCCACCACAGACAATTTTAAATTACACAAATCTTTGGGCAAATTCATCACAAACACAAAGTGGTTGTTTTTATAATGACCTTAAACCTGCAATAAGGGTGGATTTAATTTTAAGGGCAATTGAAAAAAGATATACAATTGCAAATGGTTACACAAGCAATTTGGTTTTTTCCAATGATTTCTTTTTTACATCTGCAACAGAAAATCTTTATTTGTGGATGTCCAGAAACAAAGGACCGATAAAAGGTGGGGGTTCTTTGGATGCATCAAATTTGTCAATGACATTTCAAAGTGGAACACCATCAAACACAATTGCACAACAATTTTTTCAAGGAAATTATACACCTGATCTTTCTCAAGGAATTTGTTATTCTGATGCATTACAATTTACAAGTATTGAATGTACTGCCAACAATTTAAGTGTGCAATTGTTATTTGGAACATATCCAACACAACCAACTTTCACAAGACAATTTCGAGTTAAATATTTTATAACACCATGCACAGGATTTGAAAATGTTCCATATACATGGGAAATATACAATGACACTAATGATGAAGTAGTTGCAACAAGTGTGAATGTGCAAAGTAATCAAATTGCAGAACACACAGTGTCAACAGGTGGATTTGCATTTAATGGATTTATAAATGTTGGCGACCCCTTTGAACAAGTAACTTTGCCATATGTTGCAAATTATTCATTAAGATTATCTTCATCAGATTTTCTTAATTTTTCAATTAGTATGCGTGTTCAATATTATGGTCCGCTTACACAAGTTTTTCCTTTTGGTCAAGCACAATGTCAAGAATCGGACACATATATCAACGTGTTGGGAAATTATTTTGCAAACACATCTTGTGTTCCTTTAGAAGTTGACATTATTCCAACACAACAACTTCCAGAAATTAAAATTTTGGACTTCTTGACAGGTTTATTTAAAACATACAATTTGACTGCATATTTTGAAAATGGAATTACAGTGGTCAAAACACTTGATGATTTTTATTCTGATTTTCAAGAATGGGATTTGACAAAATTAGTTCATGCAGATAAACACACAATTTCAGAAGCGTTGCCATTTAGTGAAATTAATTTTACATATCCAGAACCCAAATCAATATTGGCACAGACATTTGAGCAAATAAACAATCGAAAATATGGTGAATTAAGATTCATTGCATCTGCATCAAAACAAGGAACATATCAAGTCAAAAGTCCATTTGAACACATGCTTTATGAAAGAATGAATGATGAAACAACAGGCAATCTTTTGACCATACAACAGGGGACATTTTTGGATGACAATTTAAATCCTTCATTTGGAAAACCATTGTTATTTTATGCAATTGAAAATTCAGATTCTTCAAACACCTTAATCAATTGGGTTAATGGAATAAGACCTGTTGATGTAAGTGAAGAACCACAAGCAGGTCAAAGACAACCTTTCAGAAATTACATGATGGTGTCAAATTCAAATGAACTTGGTTCATCAACTGTTGCACCAACAATAAATTTAAATTATGGTTCTGAAATTAACACATATAATTTGACAGATTATGGTGGAAACAATAATTCATTATTTCAAAATTATTACACTAATTATATTCAAAGGGTTTTCAATAGGCAAAACAGATTATATGCATTTGAAGTTAAACTTCCAATTGAATTTTTAACAAAGTTTAAATTAAGTGATAAAATACAAATTGGAAACAGGCAATATTTAATTAATAAAATAAGTGCAGATTTGACCACAGGTGAAAGTAAAATGGAACTATTAAACATATTTTAAAATGATTAAAGATATACTTGATGCCTTGCAGATGATTGAAACAACAGATTCAGAAATAATTGAATTTGCAAAAGGCAAATATAAATATCCAGACAAATGGTCTGATTTAAAAAAAGCAATTAAAACATTAAAAAACAAATAAAATGCCAACAGTTGAAACAATAAAAATTCAAGCGGATGTAAAGGATGCAATAAAAGGCATTGATAAACTTGAAGATGCAATTAAAGGACTTGAAGAAGCACAGAAAGAACAAGCAGAATCACATGCCAAAGAATTAAAGAAAATTACAGAAGCAAACAAAAAAACTGCACAAGCAACATCCAAACTTGCAAAAGGATTTAAAGGTGTTGGTCTTGCAATGAAGGCGGCAGGGATTGGACTTGCCATGAAATTGGTCAATGCATTGACAGAAGCAATGATGAAGAATCAAAAAATTGCTGATACTGTTGAAACTGTTTTTACTGCAATTGGTTTGGTATTTAAGGAAGTTAGTGATGCGTTGTTTAGTGTTTTCAATAAAGTTTCAGAAGCAACAGGGGGATTTGATGCAATGCAGAAAGTGATCACCAATTTATTAAAAATTGCATTCACCCCATTAAAATTGGCGTTTTTAGGAATTAAGGGTGCAATTCAAGGCGCACAACTTATTTGGGAACAATCTTGGTTTGGTGATGGTGATGAAAAGAAAATTGCAGAATTAAAAAAAGGATTAAAGGAAACAGGTTCAGAAATTAAACAAGTTGGTCTTGACACTATTGAAGCAGCGAAGAATGTTGCAACAAATCTTGGTGAAGCAGTTGGGGAAATTGCCACATTATATGTAGAATCAATTGATGCAGTTGGAAAAGTAATGGAAGAAATTGATGTCAAACAAACACTTGCAGATGCTGAAAGATTGACCAAATTAAAAAAGAATTATGAATTGGTTGCACTTCAACAACAAAGATTAATTGAATCATATGATGAAGAAGCAGAAAAGCAAAGACAGATTCGTGATGATGTTTCAAAAAGTATTGATGAAAGAATTGAAGCAAATACCAAACTTGGTGAAGTTCTGGAAAAACAACTTGAAGCGGAAAAGAAAGTTGCACAAAGTGCGATAAATAATTTACAACAACAAATTGCATTGGAAGGTGAATCCAATGATTTAAAAAATCAACTTTACCAAGCAGAAACAGAACTTCTTGCAATTAGTGCGAAGGTGACAGGGTTCAAATCTGAACAATTAACAAATGAAAATGCATTGTTGCAGGAACAAAATCAATTGGTTCAAACTGCAAATCTTGGTGAACAAGAAAGGGCAAAATTAAAAGCAGAAGCACTTATTCAGCAAGAAACAGACATGTTTAAAAAACTTGATTTGCAACAAAAAGAATTGGATGCAGAAAATGAAATTGCACTTGCAGATATTGAAGCAAAAAGGGAAATATATGCAGAAGGGACACAAGCAAGAATCGATGCGGAACAGGAATATTTAAACAGAATAAATGAAATTGCACTTGGTCAAGATGAAATTGACATTCAAAGAGTTGAAGAAGCACAGAAAAGGGAAGAAGAAAAAAGACAGGCAAAAATTCAGACACTTGACACCATTACACAAATTTTTGGTGCAGAATCTGCGCTTGGAAAAGCATCTTTAATTGCAAAACAATTAATGGCCGCCCAAGAATTGATGATTGAACTTGGGGTGATGAAACAAAAGGCAACAATGATGATGGTGGATGGTCAAATGAAGGCAGTCAAAAGTGGAACAGACACTGCATCTGGTTTAAATGCAACATTAGCGCTTGGATTTCCTGCTGCGATTCCCGGTCTTGTTGCATATGCAGCGAGTGCGGTTGGAATTGTTACAGGAATAATGACTGCAATCAAAAAACAAAAGGCAGTTGCATCATCAATTGGTGGAACACCATCTGGAGGAGGAGGAGGTGGTGGAACACCTGCACCTGCACCACAACCTGTGTCACCATCTTTCAATGTGGTTGGAAGTTCAGACACAAATCAAATTGCTGAAATGTTGGGTGACCAAAACAACACACCTGTACAGGCATATGTTGTCAGTCAAGATGTGACAACCGCACAAAGTTTAGAAAGAAATATTGTGGAAACCACAAGTTTGTAATATTAATCGTTATATAATAAAAGAATTATGAGTTTTGATATAGTTGAATTGTTTATTGAAGAAGGGGACATTGACACAGGCATTGATGCAATAAGCGTCGTGGAATTTCCTGCCATTGAAGAAGATTTTATTGCGCTAAAAGATGCAAAAGAATTTAAGTTTAAAACAGTTGACCAAGATAAACAACTGTTAATTGGACCGTTGTTGATCCCTAACAAACCCATTTACAGAAAAGATGATGATGGAAAAGAATATTATATTTTTTTCAGTGAAGAAACAGTTCAAAAAGCATCACAGATGTATTTAAAACAAGGAAAACAAAACAATTCAACACTTGAACATCAAAAAAAGATTTATGGTTTATCACTTGTTGAATCTTGGATTGTAGAAAACCCAAAGAAAGACAAATCAAACACATATGGGATGGAAGTTCCAAAAGGGACTTGGATGGGTTCAGTCAAAGTTGACAATCCAGACATTTGGAAGGATTATGTTAAAACAGGAAAAGTGCGTGGATTTTCAATCGAAGGTTATTTTGCAGATAGGGCGTCAAGAAGTAATTTCAAAACACAAATAATTGATGGTTCAACTGTCATGATTGATGACCGACTTGCATATAGCACAAAAGAAAAAGCACTTGAAGTTGCAAATGACATTGGATGTGAAGGGTGCCACAAACACAATTTTAATGGAAAAATTTGGTACATGCCATGTCTGAAACATAAAAAAAACAAGGAACAGGTTGCAATGGAAACACTTGAAAAAATTTACAATATGATTACAAATGGCAAAAAATAAATATCCCTTAACACCAGATGGAACACCAACACAAGGATGGGGAATTGACAGAAGTTCACCTGCGTGTCTTTGTGTGGATGGTGAAACATATTCAAATGAATGTTGTGAAGGTTTCCTTTGGAATCAAGGAATTGGAAGAACACAAGGAACAAATCCTGCACAACAAAACTTATTAATCACTGAACCTGCATCACAAGGTGTTGCATCTGTTTTTATATTATGGCAGGATGACAACACAAATGAAATTGGAAAAATAATCTGGTCAACTTAAAAAATAATAAAATGGCAAATAAAAGAATCACGCAATTACCTGTTGCAATATTATCAAGTTTAAATGACACAGACATTCTTGTGATTGTTGTAAATGGTGAAACCAAACAAATCACATTGGGAGATTTAAAAACCTACATAAACACCCCTTAAACGCCCAACACAGGCATTCAGTTCGTTATATAGGTATTAACTTAATATTTATTTATATATGAATGCAATCGATATTTTAAAGCGATTTGATACATTTCTTAACAAGGTTGAATTGGCAACAATGAAACTTGCAAATGGAACTGTCTTGGAAGCAGATGAATTTTCAGAAGGTCATTCCGTATTTATCATTTCAGACACAGATGAACGAGTTCCACTTCCTGTTGGGGAATATGAACTTGAAGATGGTCGTGTGTTGACAGTTGGTGAAGTTGGGAAGATTGGGAAAATGGACTTGGAAACAGTCCCAGAAGCAGAAGAAGAAGGTTACAAGGATGGAATCAAAGATGCAAAGGAAGACATCAAAAAAGATGTTGAAGACACAAAACTTGCAGAAGATGAAGCAGTCGTTGAAGATTGGGCAGGAATGGAAAAAAGGATTAAAAATCTTGAAGATGCCATTGCCGATTTGAAAAAAGACAAAGTTTCAGTGAAGGCAGGGGATGACAATTCACCACAAGATCCAGAAGAATTTGAAGGTGGTTATGTTTCAAAAGAAGAATTTCAATCAGAAGTGAAAGAAATGAAAAACATGATTGAAAAAATTGAAGCAAAACTGAATGAAGGAAAAGAAGAAGATGGTGCATTTGTTGTCAAGGAAGAATTGGGAAGTCAGTTGTTAAAACACAATCCAAATTCAACCAAGTCAACAATGAAATTTAAACTTGGTGCAAATAAACCTTTTTCCACAATGGACAAAATAATGGAAAGAATTTCAAACATAAATCACAATTAAAAAAAATCATAAAAATTAAAAAAATGGCAAATAAAAAATTTAATCTGGCGCAACCACAACCTGCACATGCAGCGGGAACGCCAACGTATGCAGGACAATGGGCAGGTGAATATATCGCTGCCGCTTTGTTTTCTGGTGTGACACTTGACAATGGTGGAATCACAGTGAAACCAAATATTAAGTACAAACAAACAATTTCAACTTTTACAAATGTAGATTCAATTCGTGGTGCATCATGTGAGTACACAGACACTGCGGACATCACACTTGGTGAAAGAGTTCTCGAACCACTACCATTCCAACAAAACATGACTTTGTGTAAAGAACAATTTCAAAACGATTGGGGTGCAGTTTCTATGGGGTATTCGGCATTTGACAACCTTCCACCAAAATTCAGTGACTTTTTAATTGCACATGCAAGTTCAGAAGTTTCACAGTTTATTGAGCAAAAAATATGGAATGGTGGAATTGGTGCAGATTCTTTTGAAGGTCTTGTTCCACAACTTCAAGCGGCAGGTTCTGGTGCAGTTGCAGTTGCAAAAACGGCAGCGATTACTTCTGCAAATGTGATTGAAAATCTTGGAAATTTGGTCGATGGAATTCCGACATCAGTATACGGAAAAGAAGACCTTCACCTGTATCTTTCACAAAACATTGCAAGAGCGTATGTTCGTGCATTAGGTGGATTTGCAGCGGCAGGACTTGGTGCAAATGGTGTTGACAATAAAGGAACAATGTGGTTCAATAATGGTTCATTATCATTTGATGGTGTAAAAATCTTTGTGACCAACGGTCTTCCAGATGACACCGCAGTTGCATCTCAAAAATCAAATCTTTATTTCGGCACAGGTTTACTTAACGACACGAATGTCGTGAAGGTGATTGACATGGCCGATATCGATGGTTCACAACAGGTTCGTGTTGTGATGAGGTTCACCGCTGGGGTGACTTATGGAATTGGTTCTGATGTAGCAGTTTTATCATAAGGATAAATTAATATTAATCAAATAAATTGGGAAGGTTGATTTTTCTTCCTTCCCTTTTTTTTTAAAAACACAAAAAGATATGAGTACATGTTTAATCACAGAAGGTCGAATTGAACCTTGTAAGGATTCAGTCGGTGGATTAACGAAAGTTTATTTCGCCAACTTTGGAACACTTGGAACAGTCACATATACAAATCCGGGTTCTTCTGCACAAATCACAAATTTTGCAAGTGGAACAGTTTATGAATATGATTTAAAAGGAACAAGTTCTTTTGACCAAACCATTACATCATCACGAGATAATGGAACAACATTTTATGACCAACTTTTGAACTTGACATTTCACAAATTGGATTATGAAACAAATGACCAGATCGCATTAATTGCGACTGCAAGACCACATGCAATTGTGGAAGACAACAATGGAAACCTTTTTGTTGCAGGTTTGGAATACGGAATGGATTGTAATGGCGGGACAATCGTAACAGGCGCGGCAATGGGTGACTTAAGCGGTTATACTTTAACAATGCAAGGAATGGAAAAACTTCCTGCAAACTTTATTGCAGGGGATATTGCATCCACAGGGTTGACAGTAAGCGCAGACCAAATTACACCGTAATAATTAGTTTAGTTTTATTAAAAGAAGGACATCCAATGGGTGTCTTTTTTTTTGCACTTCAAACATGTTTAATTAATTGTTCGTTATATTAATAAAGAACTAAATGAAGATAGTTGAACCAACAGGGGATTCAGTTTTGAAGTTAATTTTCAGACCACACACAATTTTGAATGCATCATATAAATTAGAAATAAGAAGCAAATCAACAAATGTGGTCACAACTTTAGATATCACACCAATTGCAAATGAAAATTATTTCAATGTAGATTTAACAAATGCAAACAAAACAACTGCACAATTAGTTGAAGGGAATTATTATGAAATTACAGTTTATGACAGTAATTCAAAGAATGGACTGCTTACAAGGGAAACTTTGTTTTGCACTTCACAATTAATAAATCAAGAAACTAATGCCATTTATAATGCAAATAAAGGGTTGTATAAAGAAGTAATTAGTGAAAACAAATATATAATTTTAG